CGCTAAGGGTTGTTGGACTTCTTCAGTCATTTTTGAATCTCAAAGATTCCCTGGTGATCCGCACCAGTACGGTTAATCAAATATAACTGTCGCAACTGGGCTTGTTCCACCCAGTACAACATACAGTCCTTTGCTGAAGTATACGCCTGCTTCGTCACCTGGCAACGGGTAGTTGCCTGGGGAAGCTGCGGTAAACGTCGCAATCAATGTGGTGCCGCTGGTGCTGGCCGTGTCACTATCATAAACAGCAACAGTAGGTGATGTGCCAGAACTGACAAAAATGCCTTTGAGTTTGCCTGCACCAACTTTTACTTGTGCTGTGGCAGTGAGAGCTTTGTAATTTGCCATGATGTGTCCTTATGCCAAAAAGCGAAGTTTATAGAGGGTACGCAGATAAATCTCAATGATATTATCAATCAATTGTTGTAATGACATATCAGTTTTGTCCACTACGTCATAGCGGCACTTTTCAATGTCATCCAACTGGCCTTGCAAAAAGTCAATAATGTTAGACGTCTTGGTGGCGGAATGCAGCGTAATTGGCCCCATCAGACCGTGACGGCCTTGATAGGCTTCAGCAAAATCATCTGCCGCACCAATGATGCGCTCGTAGAAAATATTAAGCGCAACGTGCTTGGAATAGCTGCGGGTGTTGAGGTGGACGCTATGCGCCACATCACGGGCAAGGAACAGCATTCCTACAAAATCAGCGGCCTTGTACATCATTGGGGTATTCCTTGTGGTGGTGCATATTCAGCCTGTTCAGGCATCATTTCTTGCTGTTCACGGCCAGGCATTTCATTGACCATATTTTGCGACTCCATCGCCGCAGCAACCACGCCCATAGCTATATCTTGGATTTGTTGCTCGCTCATACTAGCCTGCACCGCAGAAATTCGCTTGGTTTCGGCTTCGTAAAACTTCACTTGAGCTTCAAAGTCTTTGCGCTCCATGTCTTGCGCTTCGATGGACTTGCCGACGTTCTTAAGCATTTCATGCAACTGGTCAAGCTCTTGACCCATTGCTTGCATTTGCTGTTCCGCTGCCTGCAACTCTGGCGGCTTGTCGCCGTCTTCCATGAGCTTAGGATCAATAGTCTTGGCAAACCGCTTGGCCATCTCTTGGGCACCAGGCCAGTCCATGTTTTTCACAAACAGGTCACCGGCTACAGACCACAACTGCGGGTTGCCCTGCAACAGTTGGGCCATTGCTTCCAATGCCTCTTGGCGCTTGGTTGCGTAGCCTGGGCCGGTGGCCACAACCACGTCGTACTTGCCGACGCTCGGGTTGTAGATTTTTTCAATTACCACGTCACCTTGCATGATTTTGTTAACTGCTTCAGGCTGATCGGGGTTCAACTTGACCATGTCGGTTTCCCCGTCCACACCAATGATGCGGGCCACGCGCTGGGTGTCGTACACCTTGGGGATCAAGTCCACAAGCTGGCGCACGATGTGACGCACACCGCGAGCCAAGTTGTCACCGTAGTGGTAAGTACCCACATCACCCTCGCGCTGGCGAGCCAAAATGGCTTTGCCGCTGCGCTCGTTGGATGTCATACCCAAAGATGCGTTGTATTGGCCAGTAGACGCTTTGATGTCTTCAGATGCACCAGCTTTGGCCTGCAACAGACCACTGGACGCCATTGGCGGCTGGGCACGGGCAGGCAACGGCAACACCACACCTTGGCCGTCGGTCACGTCTGGGTTGACTTCCAAATACGGCCAGTTGGTCGTGTTGGCTGTCTTCCACTGAGTCTCGTACCCTTCAAACTGGCCGCCGTAGCCAATAAACGGTGCCTTGGGTGCCAAGGCCAGCATCTCTGCTTCTTGGCTTACCCAGTAGTTGTACATGCGCTGGGCATCCTTGGCGTTACGCACAAGGCCAGACACATACAGGCGGCCATCGACCTCAAACTCATTGCCGACGATGCGAACTACGGGGATGTATTTCCCCGCCCAATCGCGTTCTTCAAGAATTTCATAACCGTTAATCTTGCAGTATTTAATTTTGACACGATCAGATTCACGAGATTTTTTAGGCTTGCCATAAATTGCTTTCAGTTGTTTGTCCTCTGGGGTGCCGTCAAATGCGGTTACGTTCCCAGGGTACAGATTAAGCGTTGCTCTGTCGTAGTCTACATAGTAGTAGTCAGCGACGCGGATAGTGTCTTCGGTGAGCCATTGGCTCAAATTTTGGTCCCCCACACCCAGCGTTTGCAAGGTGGTGATGGGCGCGGAGTCTGGATACATCCGCTGGTATTCGTCTTTGGTGACGTCTTCAGTGATGAAGCACCATTTGGCATCTGCGCCGGTCGGGTCTTGGATCGTTGGATCCATGTAGACGCTAAATGAGTTGCGAACACGGCCAATCTTGATGTCTTGGTCAAACGTGTTTTCGTCGCAATATTCGGTCAGAATGCGAATGTAACCTTCGCCGTAGGAGACTTGGTTTTCACACGCTGTGTCGTAGGCGACGTCAGCGTCGCTGATGTACTCGATGTGCCTGACCATGCCGTTGAAGATTTCTGCAACTTCAATGTCTGCGTGGTCATCGGCTGGAATAACTTTGCCACTTGGGCGGTTCTGCCTTTGGTCATTGGTTACTTGTCTGACGTGCTGGGGTAATTTATTGATCGTCAGGCACGGTCTGGCGTTGATTGTCTGACCTTGCACAGAACCACGGGTAGCCAACACGTCCGCAGGCCATTGCCAACGATTGTCGGGTGAGCCAGCGTAGAACTTCAGGTCATCAATCTCATCTTCACGGGATTCAGACAACGCGCCGATGGCCATGTCCAAACGCGAGCGAGCAGTCGCCAAGACACTAGACTCTGAACCTTTTTGCTTGCCGCCGTTGGCCACAGCACCGGCTGCGGCGATGCCTGTGTAGTCCATTATTTCTTCTTCTTTTCTGCTTCGCGCTTAGTAGCGTAAGCAATTGCGACCGCTTGCTTGACCGGTTTACCGGCAGCAACTTCTGCCTTGATGTTCTTGCGAAAGGCTTCGGGCGATTTGGATTTGACGAGCGGCATATTATTTCTTTCTGGCTTTTGTAAAAACACCAATGTCTTGTTCCATAACGTTGTGCATACGTTTCTCAGCTTCTAAAGCTGTAGGAACGTCTGCATACGTTGGAAAATCAATATTAGATTTTGCAGCAAACCGCATAGCGTCTGGCACTTCGCGTGTTTGCCCGCCCCAATATGTTGGAATGATTCTAGCGCCTTTGTCTGTACCAACAACGGTGCCGTAAAACGTAGTCAATGACTTATCCGCATTTTCTTTGTATGTGTTGTTGACAAGATGCGAACGATGATAGTTCAGAGCCGCTTGCTCTTGAGGCGTAAACCCTGAAATATCAGCAAAGTCCATGTTATTTCTTCTTGGCCGTCTTGGCCGAGTCTTTAAAGTCTTTGGCCGTTGGAGCGCCTTTTGCGCCTACAGGGCGCATTTTTTCTTTGCTGCCCGCTGCAATACGTGCCTGTTTAGCATGAATATTGGCATAAAGCCCAGGTTTAGTCGCCATGATCAACACTTCCATCTTTTAAGAGCTGCTTTAGCGCGTTCGCCGTCTTTGGCGTTGGCTGCTACAGCGCCCATTCTGGCACAAAATGAATCCTTGCGGCCTTGATCTGCCTTGGTCTTAGGGTTGGGTGCTGGCGCTTTAAGGTTGGAGCCTGTCTCTCGGTTGTACTTCTCGCGGCCTTTGGCCGTCAGGCCAGCGCCCTTGGATGTGGGTAGTTTCTCGCCTCGACCTACTGACAGTGATACCGTCTTCTTCATTTAACTCCCCATCCATGATGCGTTGACCCCACTGCCTTGCGCGTTCACGCGGCGGGTTGGCTCAACATATTGTCGATGTGCTACAGGAAATGCAAATGTAACAGCAATTGCGTCGGCGGCATCCGGTGACGCCAGCCCCCGCGACTTCATGTCCTTTTTGCTTTCCAAGAAGATCGTCCCTCTTGAGTCAGGTTTCATCATAGGCGAAATCAGATCCGTCTTCAAGAACCTGTCGTTCGGAATCGCCGCCGTCTTCAGCCAATCGCGCATGTCGCCCCACATCTGCGCGCGCATGTTGCCGTACATGATCGGGTTCTTCGCCTTATTCCCGAAGTTCACACCCTTGATCTTGTACCGCTGCTCTTTCAATCGATCCACGATCCCCGCCCCGAGGCCACCCTCGTCGATTACTGTGAGCGTTGGCTTGTACTCCTCAATCGCTTCGATCACATGCCCGACCACCGTCATGGTGTCGTCCCCTCGGTGGCGCATGATCTTCACGATGTCACGCCCCTGCCGCACCGCGATGACCGTGGCATCCGCTCCGAACCGTGCGGGGTCTACGCCGATCACGATTGGCGCGCTCTGATCTTGGTACTTGGTGCGTTTCATCGCGTCGTCCACGATGTCAGCCCCGATGAACTGATCGTCGCCCGCGTTGGGGAACTGACCGTACACCTCAACGTGCGCCTGCGCCGAGTCTGGCCCATATTCCGCGATGATCCGCTCATATACCTGCTTGTCGGTGCCTTCAACCGTGCGCGCGTCCACCACTTTTGTGTGCCAGAATTCTCTTTTACTGTTAAACGCTTCGTAGAAGTACCCAGTGTTGCGGCGCGGGTTGGAAAACGCCAGCCAGAAGCGATTTGGCGTGTTTTCTGTGAAAAAACCACCGGTAACGGCCCAAATTGAGTCGTCTATACCACTGGCCTCGTCAAAAATCACCAAAACACCGTCGAAATTGTGCACGCCAGCGTAAGCGTCGGGGTTTTCCGCTGACCACAGCCTGCCTTCGACGCCCCAGTACCTGGTGCCCTTCTTCAAATCGCGCTCAACCAACTCAGTCAGCCACTTGGCGGGCATCACTCGGGTGGCTGAGACTTCAAACCAATGGCTGTTGATGGCCATGGCCAGCCACTTGGTGATCTCGGCCCAGGTGATACTTCTGAGTTGGGATTCTGAGTTGGCCGACACGATGGTCGTCGAGCCAATCCGCGTGGACTCCATCCAGATCACCAACCAACTGACCAACGCCGACTTACCAATACCACGGCCAGACGATATTGCCTCTTGCAGCACGTCGAAGTCCAATTTATTGCTATTAGCTTTGATATGCACCGCTATGTCCAACAGCACCTCGCGCTGCCAACGGCGCGGGCCGCTGAAGTGTTCCAGCGGTGTGCCCTTGACACCCCACGGAAACGCGAACATCACAAACGCCAGCGGGTTGTCCTTGATGGCCGGACTCCAGAGCCTGGCCATCAATTCCTGTTCGTCTTCAGCGCTGTATATGGTGTTCTGCATTAGCGCCCTAAGTTGACATTTACTGGTCGCCCATACCCGCGAGGTATCTTTTCACCTGCGTAATCGCGGATCAGCCCGTATGGCCCCAACGCGCCGTAGTCGCCGGTGCGCTGTTCTTGCATCGTCCCTTCTTGCGGCGGGTTGAAATCGTAAGTATCTTGCACGACCAAGTTGCCCTTAGCGTCGCGGGCGTACTTGAACCGCCCCAAAGTAGTTTGAATGTTGCCTAAAGGGTCAGACATAGAAAATAAACTGGGGGACGTAGACGCGGGGATTTGACCTCTTTCGCGCATCACTTTTGCCAACGTATGGTAATCCTGGTATTGGATGTCGCCAGCGTTGCCGCCTTTGAGCATGACCAACTCTTTAAGCGCGGCTAATTCTTCAGGTGAAAAATGTTGCTCAGTTATTGGATCACGGTTACCTTGCGCGGTTTCTATAAGCGTTCGCGCGTTTGTTGAAAACTTGCCCGCAGGCAAACGCTGCACGATAAAGTCAAGCAACCGGTTTACGCCGGTAACTTCAGGTGCAAGTCTATTTGGTTGTGGCATGTTGTGCCTCTTTCAATTTAGGCTGAAGGACTTGGCTTGGTTCGTTAGCAATCACATCAATAACCCGTGACTCTGCTTGGCGTAGCGCGCCGATGATGCTGATGCGCTGGTCAACATCTATGCTGATGGACTGCTTGGCCACCCAACCGTGTGAGTGTTGCAAGATTGCCAGCGCCGCCTTGGCGTCGCCTTCCTTGGCTGCCTTGTGCAAGCACTGGGACATTTCCAGCTCGCCGTCGGCTTTGCCTTTAAGCGCTGCCATGTCCGCGATGGGGTCTAGCTCACACAGTTGCCGGTACTCGGTCGGCAACATGCCGGATGCTAAGGCTAAAGCGTCGCCCTTCAAGCCCAGCTTGGCGGCTTCGTAGATTTTGTTTAACCGCGCCTCGGTCGCAACGATCTTGCGCGGCGCAAAAGGTAGGCTGTGAAATGTCATGTGCGCGAGTGTAATGGATGGTAGCGGGGGCTGGATTCGCACCAGCGGTCTTTGGGTTATGGGCCCAACGAGATACTTCTTCTCCACCCCGCAATGTTGGTGCTAGCGCAGGGAGTTCTGGGAATACAAAGTTAAGGAGCGTTGGTCAAACCAGGTGCTATGCGCCAGCAATTGGAATATACCAAACTGTGGGTCATGTGGGCAACAATTTTGGGCTTTGAGATTTGGTTTTAAAAAATAAAAAAAATTGTTCGTGAAACCTCCGTCACCGTTGGCCCATGCGCGCGGGCCCTACCCCCCACCCCTAAGTTAGTGAGCACTTACATACAACAGCCAAGTTAGTGAGTACTCACTTACATTTGCTAAGTTAGTGACCACTAACATATAGATTTGACAAGTGAGTGCATACTAACTTGGTGATGTTAGTGGTCACTCACTTAGCCTGGTTAGTGGGCACTAACATGGTAAGTTAGCACGCACTAACATGGTCATTTGGCCATAAGTTAGTAGGCACTAACATGTGGGCGTTTTGCATGCGTGTGGACAATGTGGACAATGTGGACAACTATTTTGCGTTTCACAGTCGCTGGCCAAACTAGCGTTGCAATGAAACTACATTTCACCATATGAAATACAAAATAAGATCAATCGTTTTTTTTATTTTCATGGGTACATTGTCCACAATGCCATTTTGAGTAGGCCGTGCATGGTTTTTTTGTGGGCAACGCACATAGCCCACAAAATAGGTACATGTCCACAATATAGGGAAAACCCCTAGAAAATAGTTGTTGACAATTGCAAGGAATAGCCTTACAATAAAGTCTTTACAACCAGCAACTAAGGAAAGCAGCATGAAAATTCATAATCTCCGCGATTTAACAATGTCTGAAGCATATGACGAAACCCAGTGTAGTGACGAAATAAAAGACGGCGACATATTGTTAGTCGTTGACGGTGTGGGCGTACTGGTCGAAGCCTGGCCAATTATGGTTGTCGGCGATTCGACAGTATTTCACCGCGCCGCGCCAGATTTTCACGTTCAAACCAATTTCAAATATGAAGCTGCATTTTCCGCAGCTGCAGCGCAGTAATTCAAACCGGCCAGTGGCCACAATCCAATCAACTAAATTAAAGGAAAGTACCATGACTAAAATTCTAGGATATATCGCATACGAAGGCCCTAGCGAAATCGACGGCGCGCCGATTGTCGTCATTGTTAATAAGATCGACGCCGATTCTAAAAATGGGAAAACCGGTGCTATTGTGCAAACTTTTATTATTCGCAGCGATATTGCGCCAGTGGCCGCGCTGCAGTCCGGCGCTGATTATGCTATTTGTGGGGATTGTGAACACCGGCCGATCACGGCCAAAGAAACCGGCAAACCGCCGTGCTATGTTCAAGTAGGGAAATCGGTGCAAAGTGTCTACCACGCATATAAGCGCGGCCGGTATGTCAAAGCCGATCCGGCCACAATCGCAAAAGCATTGCAAGGCAAAATTGTGAGACTGGGCACGTACGGCGATCCATTCGCCGCGCCGGTCGGCATGTGGAACCAGATTATCCGATTCGCCGCCGGGCACCGTGGATACACACACCAATGGCAGCGCGCGGATTTTGACGCGGCCGCATGGGCTCCGCTTGTCATGGCCAGCGCCGATACGATCGATCAAGCGGCCCATGCGAATTTATTAGGCATGCGCGTTTTTCGTGTGTCGATCGGTGTAGACAAGCAAGCCGGTGAGGCCGTATGCCCAGCCAGCGCCGAGGGTCAACGTAAATCGACATGCGCTAAATGCACATTGTGCGCCGGTACTAGCATATCCGCGCGGGATGTCGTCATAGCAGATCATGCGGCCGGGCACGCGCGCCGCGTGATATCCATCGCGGCCGCTTGATTCTCAGTGCATGGCCATGCGGTGGCCATGCGCGGACAATCCGTCCGATCACAGTACACGAAGGGTAAAGTATGAACACGAAGGACAGGCACAATTTAGCGGACGCATACATGTCCGCATGGCATGCGGTAAAGGGCTCGCATGATCGCATGGTTATCAATCCGGAGCCCAATGGCTGGTTTGAAATTATTCAAACCACCGGATCGACGCGCACCACGCGCCGCGTTCGCTGCGCCGCTCTTTTGAGCGGGCTGGCCGCGCTGGCCGCTCAATTGGAAAGGGCTGCAATATGAAAAAACTAAAATTCAATATAGGCGATAACGTGGCATTCGCGCGGCATGTGGTGGCGCGTACTGGCCACAATAAGATCGACGCGGACGCGCGTGGCCGCGTGGTGGCCGTTGACGGGCCGGTGGTGGCCGTTGATTTTGCGGGCACGTGGAAAGCTCACGAAAACGGTGGCACCGTGCGCCACGTGCCAGCGGGTAATTTAACCAAAATTATGGCCAATGGGGTGGTATATGACTTTTGAAATTCAAACCTATACGCGGTGTGATGGCTGGGTCAACACTTTGACCGATAGTTTAGATGACACGCTGGTCACGTTTGCCACTTATGAGGCCGCGCAAAATGAATTAGATGATCATCTGGCCAATTTGGCGCACGCTGTCGAAAATGGCCTTATGGACGACTACAGCGCGGACGACTACCGCATTGTGGGGGTGCTCGCATGACCTACTACAAAACCAAAGCGGCCGCGCAAGCGCTCGCGGATGAGTTGACCATGCAAGACCGCGACGCGTGGAGCTATCAGGTACACGGGAGCCCGCGCGGCTTCTACGTGGCTGTTTTTGATGCTGACTTTTATTTTTTGGGGATCTTATGACTATTCGACAGTTTTTTGACGCGCTGGGCTTTGCTTTGTGCATCGCCTTACCCTTTATTTTTTACTTTTGGAGCATGACATGATAATCACCCTCGCATACGCTAAACGGCTTATCAAGGCCGGTAAGGCATCTATTGTGGCGACAGTCACTGACAACGGTTTGCAATATGTCGTACTTAACCGGCACGACATACAACGTACCGATCACGCGGAGGTACCAGCATGACAACAACAACCGAATTAGAGCGCGCCGCATATGCAGCCGGTGACACTGCCCGCGCCGACCTACTGGCGCGAATTGACGAACTACAGCGCGCGCTGGGTGAATCGGTCGCAGAGAATGAGACGCTGCGCGATGACATGGGGGCGTTGACCGATCAGGCGCGCGAGCTGCGCGAAGAGCTCGACGAGTGCCTTATGGCCGGTATGCGACCGGCGCGCGGTATCGGTGAGGTTGAATTCACTTTTGACCACCCGAACGGGGACACGCTGACATGTCACCTAGAGTACGACGCGGGCGACGAGACGGAACCGGAGCGCATGACGCTAGTCGGTGCCTACTTGGGCGCGGTGGACGTGCACGGGCTGCTACCCCACGCCATAATCGACCAGATCGAAGCGGAGGCGCTCCGTGACCCTAGCTGACTTTTGCGCGCTGCCGCGCACCATGGCAGAGATTGAAAATGAGGGCTTCACACGCGATCAGGTCTATGGGGCTGTGAAACGTGGTGAGCTGGTCAACCAAAACCGGAAAGACGCATGGGGGCGCATCAGGCGCGGCGCTGGCCTATTCACAGTGGCCGCACCGGCACCGGTTTATGACGCTGCCGCGTTGGTGCAATCATGGCGGTGATCTGCGCGGCCATCATTGCCGCTATACTTGCTGTTCTGCTTGGCCTCTGAGCAGTTGCCTAAACTTAACGGGCCCCTCACGGGGCCCTTTTTTTTTATCCCTCGACCATCCGGCGCAGGTCGGACTTCGACATGTCCACCATGTCGCGGACGCAGAAAACATGCTTTTTGGTGTCATGGTCGCGCGACTTGATGCGCCCCATGTCCACCCATCCGGCCTCTTTAAGCGCGTGTAAAAGCGCGGCCTGAACGATCTTGACCCCGACAGGTGCTTGACCCTGCAAACGGTCGCAGATCGGGTGAAACGGGCCACCAACCACACCGCGCGAGAATTCGCCAGCGCGGCGGCGCATGAGGTCAACCAGGAACGATTCAGCCGTACTCATGCCATGCTCGACCATGATGGCCTTGGCCTCGGTCATCGGCGGCGGCGCGGTTGGGTTCCAGGCTGACACGTCGCGGGTGTGCAAGTAATGGGCAACGGCCTCAAAGCCGCCTCGGTGCTGATACCAGTTCCACAAGCTCACCGCCTGAGCCTCGGGTAGTTTAGACGCCTCAGCCCAGATCACGAACCACCGGCGGTCTTCGCTGGGGATGCTGATGGCCACGCGCTCATTACTGAATGCAACCACGAACACGCGGTTCAGGGCGTAGTAGGGGTGCAAGCCTTTGCGGTTGACCATCAGGTACTCGGGGGGCGCGGCGATGATGGGCTTGAGGTGGTTTTCCAATGCGCGGCGGTCTTTGGCCTCTGCTTGGCGTAGCTCGGCGATTTCCATCACTTCGCATTCAAGCCCGTAGCCCCACTGAGAGGTCAGGTCTTCGTTCTTAACCATGCTGCAATTGACCTTAGCTCGGCCACCGATTGCCCAGAAAAACGGGGCAAACAAGGTATCCTTGCCCGACCCATGGTTGCCGCCCATTAATATGGCGTGATTGATCTTATGTGTGGGGAATTGCACCTTATGCGCTAAAGCGTTCAACAAATGCTCGCGCTCAAACCGCTCTGGCACCATGCGCTCGACATGCGCTAGCCACTGAGACACGTCCCCAGGCGCGGTCTTGGGGCGAGCATCACGCCAGCGGTTGCCGTAGACCATGCCGTCACGGGCGACCAACACGGACTCACCGGCGGCGTAGGTGACACCGACCAAAGCCTTGGCACCCTTGGCTTGGCGGTTCTCGTCAAACGACACGGACGCTTCAACTTTACGCTTGGAATTGTTGATTGACTTGCAATCTATATGTCTGAACAGCGCATTGAAAGTACCGCGCGATATTTCGCGCCGGTCTTGCAAGTCAAAAAAACCATCGTCGGTCTGTATGTACGCAAAGCGGTTCCACCACTCAGCCTTCTCAATGCGGCCTAACTCTTTACGCTCAACCTCGGCGATGACCTTGGCCGCTTCGTTCGGGTATTCGATAGTAGGGGTCAGTTTGGACAGCGCTGAATCCATCGCCTGCGCTAGTAATTCTTCGCGAAGCCCAGGCGTGTGGCTGGGGCCGTCATTGTCGGCCACCCACTGTAGAAACATGCGCGAATCGAAGTCCACGCAATGCGAATGCAGGCAACAGTAGGCGCGGTTGGCGGGCATGTACCGGCCTTCGGGGTTGCCGTCGGTATGCTCGGCACCATTGGGACAGATCACGCCCGCCCAACCTTCGCCGTTCGGTCGGGACAGCAGCAGACCCTTCTCGGACAACCACGCCATCACGTCGTCAGCGCCGTCGTCCGACAAGCGGATCGGGCGCAGGGTGAGCGAGTCGGCTTCGACTGGTGTGACACCCAAAGCGGCGCAAATCTCAGGTAGAGTGAACTCGCGGTCGGGGTGGAACTCGACCAGACGCGACTCGAAATTGTTACGGTCGGGCTTGAGGTTGACCGAGCCAGGCAGCCGGAAGTTGCGGACGGGGTTGCAGGCACCAGGGTCGGTATAGCCCGCATCGGCGATGGCGCGAATGGCCGCGCTAAACTCGGCCTTGGTCGGTTGGTCAACGAAGGCGTAGCCCCACTGGAACGAGCCAGGCGATGTCTCCATGATCCACGTCGGGGCGATGGGCGGCACCTTGGACTTGGTGCCAATGTCGTCCAGCATCATGACAAGGATGTACTCGCAGTTGGCTGCGGACGCCGACACGCGGCCATCGGCGAAGCGGTCAACGACGAAGCTGGCGGTGTTGGCGTACCACGCTTCGCCTGCCTTGGTGCCCTTGGTGGGCAGGTGCGCTGGCCATGTGCATTTCACTGCGCCGTCGGCGTGAAGTTGAATCTGGCCGTCTTTTAATTGTGGTTTTTGTCGGACAATTAGTGCTGTCTCGCCGCTTGGGGCGAGTTTTGTGATAAATTCCAAGAATTCCAAGTTAGTGCTCCAGTTAAAGCCCGCCTGCCAGCGGGCTTTTTATTTGCCGTATCTCGACATGATCGCCACCTCTGCGCCAAGGGGTAAACCCTTAGCCCATTCGGGTGGTGTACACATCACCTCTTTGAGCCGCACGGCCATCTCTTCAGGCCGGTCGGTTTCCAACACTATCTCATCGTGCACATGCAGCACCACGTCGTCAAGCTGGCGCAGGGAATGGCGCAGCAAATCGTTGGCGGTGGCTTGGGTGATATTCTCACACGCCAACCCTTTCCAAAGCCTTGCGCGTGGCCATTCTTTTGCGTCTGCTGCCGGTTTCCATGC